GGAAAAATGTATTGTTATTTTTAGTTTGTGGTTCTGCTGACCTTAAAGAAAGTGAATTGGCAATTTTGAATAAAGATGAAATATTGAAAATATTTACAAATAATAAAAAAACGATTACTATAAGTCGAAAGAAACATGAGCGGGCTTTTCGCATTGCAATGGGCGGAGGTAGAAATAACGCATTACCTATAAAAAATGATAGGTTTGATGAATTATTTTCTTAAAATTAATTATTAAGCATCCATCAACGGATGCTTTTTCTTATGCTTGCAAAACAAACGAATACGAGGTGGTGAGGCTTGGCAAGGGCACCTGATGAAAGAGCAGAAAAAGCCTTCGAACTGTACCAGCAAGGGCTTAAATTGATTGAAATAGCAAGGCAATTAGAAGTCCCCGAAGGTACAGTCCGAAGTTGGAAAAATAGATATAAATGGAGTAATGCAACGTTACAAAAGAATAAATGCAACGTTGCGAAACGAAATAAAGGCGGTCAGCCTGGAAATAAAAATGCAGTAGGCCATGGAGCTCCGAAAGAAAATAAAAATGCGGAGAAACATGGCTTTTTTGCCAAGTGGCTACCGGAAGAAACATTTGAGATTTTCCAGGAGATACAGCAGAAAGATCCTCTTGATATCTTGTGGGATAATATTATGTTACAGTTTACGGCCATAGTAAGAGCACAGAAAATTATGTTCGTTAAGGATCAGGAGGATAAAACTCTTGAAAAGATAGAAGAGAAATTCGGTAATGTTATCGGTGAGCGTTGGGAAGTGCAACAGGCCTGGGACAAGCATGCTAATTTCCTGCAGGCACAAAGCCGGGCCATGAAAACACTGGAAAGCATGATCCGACAATATGATGAGATGCTGCATAAAAGTTGGGATCTGTCTACTGAAGAACAAAAACTCCGGATGCAGAAACTTAAGAGTGAAATAAAAGTTCTTGAAGAAAGCAGAGGCAGCGATACAAATGTTACTATTATTGATGACATAGAAGGTGATACTGATGATAGTTAAATTATCTGAATTAATCGCACCTTCTTTTTATAGTGTCCATAAAGCTATAAAGGAAAACCGGTATACTGAATACATGCTTAAGGGTGGCCGTGGTTCTACCAAATCCACATTTGTCAGTGTGGAAATTATTCTGGGTATGATGAGGGACGCTCAAAATGGAGAATATACAAATGCAGTTGCATTAAGAAAAGTAAAGGAAACTCTGAAAGATAGTGTATATGAACAGCTAGAATGGGCTATCGATAAACTGGGTGTAGCTGACAAGTGGAAATGTACAAAATCTCCTATGGAAATAGTTTATTTGCCCACCGGCCAGAAAATATTGTTCCGGGGCGCAGACAAACCTAAGAAGATTAAGTCAACTAAGGTTAAGAAGGGTTACATTAAATACATCTGGTATGAAGAGCTGGATGAATTCTATAGTCCGGAAGAGATAAGAACAATCAATCAATCGCTCATGCGTGGCGGCGAGAAGTTTGTTGTTTTTTACACATACAATCCACCAAAATCTTCACGTTCATGGGTTAACCAGGAAGCAAAAATAGATAAAGCCGGTAGATTTGTGCATCATTCAGATTATAGGTCGGTTCCGAGACAATGGCTCGGTGAAACTTTTATTGTTGAGGCTGAGCACTTGGAAAAGGTTAACGAGATGGCATACCGGCACGAGTATCTTGGGGAAGAGACCGGAACCGGCCTTGAAGTATTTAGAAATGTTACACTTAGGAAAATTACAGATGAGGAAATCAAAAGATTTGACAGGATTAAACAAGGCCTGGATTTTGGCTATGCTGTAGATCCGGTGGCTTTTTTAAAGATGCACTACGATAAGACAAGACGAAGGCTATATCTGTTCTATGAGTTTAGCGGCATACAAGTATCGAATAGAAAACTATACGATGAAATTAAAGATGATTTGGATACTGTAACAATCGCCGACAGCGCAGAGCCAAAGAGTATAGCGGAATTAAAAAGTTACGGGATGAAGATAAAAGGTGCAAAGAAAGGCCCGGATTCAGTAGATTACGGTATTAAGTTTCTATCCGAGGATATTGAAGAGATTATAATTGACCCCGCCAGATGCCCGAGAGCTGCAAGAGAGTTTATTAATTATGCTCTTGAGACTGACCGAAACGGCGAAGTGATAAGTCAATATCCAGACAAAGATAATCACACAATCGATGCTGTTCGTTATGCTATGGAGGATGAGATGAGACAAGCCAAAATGACCATACTGAAATAGAGGTGATTAAATGCGAATAGAATTCAGGAATGATGTTAATATGCTGATTAGGGAAGAACTGATAAAGATATACATAGATGAATTCGAGCTTTCAAAGCAGCGACAACTTATGCTTAAAAGCGAAAAATATTATCGGGTTGAAAATGATATTCTGGACCGAAAGATGTACCGTTATGAAGATGAACAACCGGTTGAAGATGAAACCAAAGCTAATCATAAGCTTGCACATGGGTTTATGTATGAGTTCGTTGAGGATAAGGTTAATTATTTATTATCTAAACCTTATTCCATGGACTGTGAAGATAAAAATTATTTGAAATTGGTTCAGGAAACATTAGGGAAACGTTTTCAACACCGGTTAACACAACTTGGCCGGGAAGCAAGCAATAAAGGAATTGCATGGATGTATGTTTATATAGATACAGATGGTCAGTTTAAAACCAAAAAGATACCATCTGAGCAGTGCATTCCTCTCTGGCTTGATAATGATCATGAAGAATTGCAAGCATTAATCCGGTATTACCAGGTTGAAGTTTATGAAGGAAAAGAAAAACGGTTGGTAACAAAAATAGAATATCATACTACTGATGGTGTTGAGTATTATGAAATGACTAAAGATGGAGATGTCATACTGGACGCAGAAAAATATTTGGATGCTCCGGATGATAGTAGCATCTTGCTTCCACATTTCACGATTAACGGTGAGCCTGGCACCTGGGGCAGAGTTCCGTTCGTATCCTGGAAAAATAACGATTATGAGCTTCCGGATCTGCAGTTTGTAAAGACATTGATAGATGAATACGATTTATCCCGATCAGATGTGGCTAACTTGCTGGATGAGATAAAAGAAATTATATATGGCTTGCGGGGGTACGGCGGTGAGAGTCTGTCTGAGTTTATGAGAGACCTGGCTTATTATAAGGCTGTTAAGTTGGACGATGATGGAGGAATTGATAAAATAGAGCATACCATCAATATAGATGCTGCCGAAAAGCACTTCAAGCAATTGCTTAAAGATATTTACCGGTTTGGCCAGGCAGTAGACAAAGGCCAGGACAGCATTGGTAATAGTCCATCCGGCATAGCCTTGAAGTTCCTTTATTCTGGATTGGACTTAAAATGTAATAATATGGAGGATAATTTTAAATGGAGCTTTGAACAGCTCCTTTATTTTGTAAATAAATATCTTGAGATCACGAAGAAAGGGAAGCCGTCCGATAAGGAAGTTATCATTATATTTAATCGTGATATAGCTATCAATGAATCAACTGCTATTACAGACTGCCAGAACAGCAAAGGCATAATTTCTGACAAAACCATTATTGCTAATCATCCTTGGGTGAAAGATGTGGATGAAGAGATAAAACAAATTGAGAAAGAAAACCAGGCACCTGAGGATGAATTCATGCGGCAGATTGAAGAGGATCTGGAAGCAGGTGAATAACATTGGCCAAAAAGAATAAATCTTACTGGGAAAAGCGTCAGGAGCAGAAATACCTTGCCGGTGAAAAGAAAATCAATGATTACTACAGGGGTCTGAAAAAGTCTTTTGAGCAGGCAAAACGTGAGATACAGTCCGTTATAAATAATTTTTATTGGCGCTTTGCTGAGGAGAACCAACTTTCCTTTGCAAGCGCTCAAATTAAGCTTAATCAGATGGAACTGGGAGAGCTGAAAGACTTTATTGCTAAGGCATATGAGAATATGGGCAAGTACAACCTGGAACTCAATAATATGAGCATCCGGGCCAGAATAACCCGGTATCAGGCGCTTGAAAAACAGATTGATGCTATACTACAGCAACTATATGGCATTGAGTATCAATATAAGGGTGAAGAGCTTCTGAAAGAGGTCTATACGGATGCATATTATCGTACATGGTATAACATTGAAGTATATCATGGTTTCCATCAGAATTTTGCTCAGATAGGTGCCAGGACAATTGACGAATTAATAAAATATCCTTTCAATGGTGCTGATTTTTCTACTCGGATATGGAAGCAAAAGGACCATATGCTGGCGAAACTTAATGAGTCCATCACAACTATGCTGATTCAGGGCAGGAATCCTCAAACCTTAGCTTCAGATTTTGCAAAGATATTTAAGACTAAAGAATATGAAGCATACCGACTGCTACATACGGAAGGATCCTTCATCCTGGAACAGGGGACACTGGCTGGATACAAAGAGGATGGTGTAGAGAAATATAAAATACTTGCCACATTAGACCATAAGACATCTGATGTATGCCGGGAAGAGGACGCAAAGATTTATGATGTTGGTAATGCAATTACTGGTGTGAACTATCCTCCGTATCATCCTCATTGCAGAACTACTACAGTGCCAGTGTATGAAGACGATGACTCATCAAAGGAAAAAAGAGTGGCCAGGGATCCTGTGACAGGTAAGTCATACGAGGTACCGGCTGATATGACTTATGAAAAGTGGTATGAAAAGTATGTAAAAGACAACCCAAAAGCCTTATTGGAAGAAAAGAAATGGAAGAATAGATATGCTGATCAGAAGCAATATGAAATATACCAGGATGTACTGGGTAAGGACTTGAATGTAAATTCTCTTGAGGATTTCCAAAATTTGAAGTATAATGATGCTGAGAAATGGAATGAGTTGAAATCTGAATACGACATAATAAGAAAAGGCAAGTATTTACAAGAGCAATTTGCATATGTATATAATGGGGAAGAACTGTTTATTCCGAAAAACACGATTTTTGAAACAACAAAGGTAATAGCTGGCGGGAAAAGCAAAACTGAACTCCGTGATAAAGAAAGACTGTCCAAAACTTATGGAGGAAATCCGGATGATTGGATAAAAAAGGTTGGAAAAATCGAATCTGCTAAGTATGTTTTTGATATGCATTGGTATGAGTTAGACGGAAAACAGTATGAAATGAAAATGAAGCATCGAGGTGAAAAACTATGAAAATAAAAGTATATCAATCAGAGCAAGATGAATATGTGGAAATGGACAGCATAGGCAAAGTAAAATATGTCGGTGAATCTTTCGGCGCCGTAAGCCTTACTAACGGCAGCATATATGATGTGATTGAGATCCTAAAAGACGACTTGATGCGAGTAGTTGAT